GTAAATGCAAGAAGTGCTTGAACTATAGCGAGTATGTTGAGGAGACTAAATGAAAAGATACTTGCTCAATCTGTGGAATAAAATAACATCGCATAGCGTCTCTCGACCCAAGATAGAGCCTTGGAGGAAAAGAACAGGGATGCCGTTGTTCGATGATATTCAATCGCGTATAGAGCAGAACTGCGTGTATCCGCTGGAAGAATATTGTCAATCTTTCTGTGTAGTAGCCGCAGATAAGCAAGTAGCTGAAGGGTTTAAGCTGTACTGTATAGAGTTTATGGATGACCTGGATAACATACATGTTCTTAGAAACGAAATTATGTTCGGGTATAACGTTAGGGGTGTAGTAAGATCGACACTGAAGGGTGATAAATGAAGAAAAAAATAGCCAAGCAACTCAGGAAGCGGGCACGAGAGCTATGGGATGAAGCGGTGGAGGAATTCCCGCATCTTGCCGAGTCAAACGGAACATGCAGGAATATCAATGTGATAGAACATACCAAAGCCGGAAGAGTGTTGTTCACGACTTCGACTCATGTTAAGTTGGGATATAAGCGAGTTCTGAAAAACCTTAAATGGCAATGGAGTCATGGCCATAGAACAAGTTCTGATGAAAAACTTGCGTTAGATAACGCTATAAAATGGAGTAATGCGAAATGATAAGTCTCAATAAAGTAACACTTGCTGGAAATCTAACAAGAGATCCAGAACTCAGAGAAACGCCTTCAGGCGCAAACGTGTGCGATATGAGTATCGCCATGAACGACAGATACAAGACAAAAGACGGAGAGTTGAAGACAGAAACATGCTTCGCGGATATAACAGCATGGGGATCACAGGCTAAGAGCTGTGGGGAGTGTCTTGCAAAAGGATCATCCGTGCTTGTCGAGGGGAAGCTTATTTACGACCAGTGGGAATCAAAGGACGGTGAGAAGCGCAGTAAGTTGCGTGTTCGTGCCGACAGAGTTCACTTTATCGGCAGACCTTCTGATAAAGGCGGCGAAGAAGAGGAGTAATTTTTCCAACTAGCGCGAGGGAGAGGATGCGGATCGCAAGAACATCCAATACGTAGAAACTTGATATGTCTAGCGCATTAGTACGTTAGTAACCTATCGTGAAAACTTGAAAAAGTACGTGTTCTTTTGCATCTCAAACCGCCCCGCGCCGGTTGGTTGTTTTAACAAGCAGTAGGAGGCAATATGCCAGAAATAAGGAAGCTAAGTTATAAGCAACAGTTGAAGCAGTCGGAAGGCAGGAATCTCGGGCTGGTAGAGTATATCCAAACGCTTGAAGAAATATCGAAGCAAGTTCTTCTTATTACTGCCAGCACGTTTGATGATATAGGAGTCATTCTCACTCCAGAAGGAGAAAGGATGCAACAGCCATTGGCTGCGATCTGTACGCTCATTGCTCCAGTATGCAGTGATGTTGAAGATATTAAGTTACCACCGCCGGTTATAGCCAAGATGGTTAAAGAAGGTGGAAAGGTGATAGCGTTTAACCAACCAGAACAACCAGAAAGCGAGACAGAGCAATGATAGAAGTAAAAAGAAATCCAGACACAGACAAGTACGACATACTCAAAGACGGCGAGCCTATGATTACTCAGGGAGGCAAGCGCGTAGATGGTGGTGGTCACGACATGAAGGACAAGGCTGATAGACAGGCTGGTTACATAGTGGCAGGAGAAGAGAAGAAGGCTAAGCGGGAAGCTGAAGAGTCTGAAAGCGCAGTACAGGAGGGGTAACGCAATATGTCCGGTCAAGATAATAGCCTTATGCTGTCGAATAACACGATAATACGATACGTCGCAGAACCAACTGGCATGCAGTTCCATGCGAGCAATTCCTTCGTGAGAGGGATCATGGGACCGATTGGGTGCATGGCTCCTGATACCTTGATTGTCACAGATCAAGGTCAGCTGCCCATCTCTGCGATAGATCGTCCCATGAATGTTTTAAGCTGGAATGACAAGAAGTGCGAATTCCAGTTTTCTCCAACAGGAGGTTCGTTTCAAAAAGGTATTGACTATCTTTACCGAGTGACAACGCCGTCAGGAGAATTTGACGCAGCCGGACATCACCTCTTGCTTTGCGCCGACGGTAAGTATCGACGGGTTGATACTCTTCGCAGAGGTCAGATGTTGTCGCAATGTTGTGCGGTACAGCCGGAGATCATCTATTCTGATATTGGTTGTAGCTTATCTCTGGAACCAATACTCTCTATCAAAATACAAAAGGTTGAGAACTCTTATTGGGACATGCAGGTTGCCGGTACTAATAATTATGTCACAGTAGACGGAGCCATTCATCACAACAGCGGGAAGTCGGTAATGTGCGTATGGGAGATGTTCGAGCGCTGCAAGAACCAGAAGGTTTATAATGGCGTTAGAAAAAGCAGATGGGCTATTATGCGAAACACATATCCCGAATTAAGGGATACGACGTTGAACACATTCCTTGACTGGATTCCAGAGATGAATATAGACGGTTATTCTCTTACGCTCAACAGGCAACCACCTATGAGAGCAATGCTCAACATGAGGCTAAAGGACGGAACAAAGGTAAAAGCTGAATTCATCTTTCTTGCTCTCGATACTGAAGACGATGTTAAAAAGTTGAAGTCTCTTGAGTTGACGGGCGGATGGATGAACGAAGCATCTGAAATGCCTTTTTCTGTATTCAAGATGGCAAGAGGTCGAGTCAGAAGGTTTCCGTCGGTAAGAGACGGTGGTTATAACTGGTCTGGAATCATCATGGACACAAACCCTCCTGAAGAGGGTGAGGATGTATGGTGGTATAAACTTGCGGAAATAGAGCAACCGCTGAATTATAGATTCTGGAAACAGCCTCCTGCATTGCTAAGAATACCGAAAAAGAACCCTAAAGATCCTCATGAACCACAACAATATATGCCAAACGTCGGACAAGGACAGTATCCAGCAGCAGAGAACGTAAAGAATCATACAGCCGGATTTAGTTATTGGCTGGATCTTGTAGCTGGCGCAGGAGAGGACTGGGTCAGTATATTTATCCTTGGTGAGTACGGATCAGTACAAGATGGAAAACCTGTTTATCCTGAATACTTTGATGAAATACACCTTGCAAGAGACGAGAATGGAGAGCCGATGGATCTTGATGTCATGAGGGGACTGCCGCTTATTATCGGTGTCGACTTCGGACTTACCCCATGCGTGGCAATAGCACAACAAACGCCAAATGGAGTGTTGAGAGTGATAGATGAAATGGTGTCTGATAATATGGGTATAAGACAATTTGCTAGAGATATGCTCAAGCCGCATTTGAATAATAATTATTACAACATGCAACGTATAATGCTTGGAGATCCAGCGGGCAGCCAGCGGGCGCAGGCGAATGATGAAGTGTCATGCTTGCAGGAATTAGCCAATGCTGGACTACCTACGGAGATGGCCCGTACGAATGCGTTTATCCCGAGAAGGGAAGCTGTTGCTGGCTTCATGACAAGACTCGTAAACGGAAAGGCAGGGTTTCAGTTATCGAAGAAATGCAAGACGCTTAGGGCTGGATTCAAGGGGAAATACCAGTATAGACGAATGAGGACAACAGCCGGAGACTCGTACTCTACTGAGCCGCTAAAGAATCATCCTTTTAGCGATGTGCATGACGCCTTACATTACCTCTCAATGTACGCAGAAGGCGGGTCTGTCTCGGGAATAGCAAGTCCTGGCGCTCCGAGCGTCGGCAGGGCAAGGCAAGTCAAACCTCATAGTTCGGCGGGATGGGATTGATCATACACGTAATGCACACGAACGATCATTAAATGCACGCCATATCAAAGAATAATCTTGACAATTCTCATAAATCGTGGTAGCGTCACTCTTATATCTAGCACAGGAAGACAGCAAATGTTCACCGATTGTTATAGTTTTCTTGTGGAGATAGACCAATATGGTAGTGGACAGATCAACACCTACATACGGCAAACCGCTAAGTTCTGCGCCAACCGGCTTAAAGAACACACCTTTCGGCGGAATAGGCTCAAACAGCAGTGGCTTTGGGCTTATGAGAGTTCTCAACAATGATCAATTAGACACCATCCAAATGGCCCAATCCAAGGCTCAGGCTTCTGAAAACGCTCAGAATACAGACGAAATCAGAGGTTTAGCTCTTCACGTAAAAGAAGCATGGGACCGCAACAAGCGTCATAAAGAGCAGTCTGGAGTTGAAGAAGATATGCTCTCGGCTCTTCGACAACGAGACAATGAATACGATCCAGAAAAGCTATCTGCAATAGAATCACAAGGCGGAACAAAAGTATTCATGGGCGTTACTGCGTTGAAGTGTAGAGCTGGAGAAGCATGGATACATGATGTTCTTGCTTCAGATCAGGAGAAACCATGGGGTTTAATGCCTACGCCTATTCCAGATCTTCCAAGAGAAGTACAGCAGACCATAGTCGAAGAGACTCTTATGGAGCTTCAGAAGCATATTGAGGGAGGCGGACAGCCTGTTTCTCCTGAAGTAATTGCTGAATACGCTGCAACAATGCGAGAGGACATGGAGGAGAAGCTCAAAGAAGAAGCAGAAAAAAGAGCTTTGAAGATGGAAACAAAGATCCATGACCAGCAGGTTGAAGGTGGTTGGGAAGAATCTTTTGCTACGTTTATAACCAATTTAGTGACTCTGAAGGCTGGATTCATAAAGGGCCCGATAATCAGGAAAAAGAAGAAATTAGTTCATCTTTATGTGGGCGGCAAGACAAAAGCTGTTGCTCAGGATGTATTGTCTCAGGAATATTACTCTCCGAGTCCGTTTGACATATACCCTTCACCTGGGGCAGTTAATTGCAATCAGGGTGATTTGGTGGAGCGCATACGATTTAGCAGGACAGCTCTTGAGGGAGCCAAGGGCGTGGCGGGATGGGACTCAGACGCTATTGATCTTGCATTGCTTGAATACGGACGTGGCGGACTCAGGAACTGGACTTCGATAGATCAAGAGCGTTCAGAGCTTGAGGACAACGGATCTGACCTGATGTCGAACAGAGACTTCATGGAAGGTTTGGAATACTGGGGTAACGTTCAAGGCAGGATGCTGATGGAAAAAGGCATAATGACTGATCTGAACGGAAAAGCTCTTAATGCGCTATCAGAGTATCAGGTTAATTGCACGCTTGTAGGGAATTATGTCGTTTACAGAGGTTTGAATCCTGACCCACTAGGAGAGCGCCCGTATTCAAAGTGTGGCTGGTCTCTCGTTCCTGGATCGTTCTGGTATAAAGGCGTTCCGGAGATGATGAAAGACCTTCAGAGTATAGTCAATGCGACGATACGAGCTCTTGTGAACAACGAAGCTATATGTTCCGGACCGCAGGTTGTCTATAATGACACGTCGCGCATACCGATAGGAGAGGATCTGACGCATATTTATCCTCATAAGATCCATCAATTCTCTAATCCAGGCATGAGCCAGCTAAAACCAATAGACTTTTTCCAGCCTGACGCTAACGCAAATGAGTTGCTTGGCGTGTATCAGGCGTTTGCGGCTATGGCAGATGACTATACCGGTATTCCTTCATACGAACACGGTAACGGCAACGTGAGGGGCGCAGGCAGGACCATGGGAGGGTTGTCCATGCTGATGAGTAGCGCAGCGCGAGGAATCAAGATGGTAATTGGCAGGATAGACCGAGAAGCTATTAAACCTACCATTACGCGTCAATTTAACTGGAATATGGCCTATGATGACGATGAATCCATAAAAGGTGATGTTCAAATCATGCCAAAGGGTGCTTTAGCGCATATCATCAAAGAACAGATGTCAGCGCGTAGAATGGAATTCTTACAGACCACAAATAATCCTGTAGATTCACAGCTTATGGGGCTTGAGTTCAGGAGAGATGTTCTGAAGGAAACAGCAAAATCTCTCGATGTAGCTATTGGCAAATTTAGATCTGGAGAGGAATGGAAGGAATTGCAGGAGCAACAGAAGCAACAGCAACTCCAAGAACAAGAACAAGAAGCTCAAAACAACATGCCGCAAAAACAAGTGGCATAAACAGGAGGAAGTAGTATGAAGTTCAGAAAATATATGCGGTTAATTGGTATGTTGGTGGTTGCGGTTTCATTATTTTGCGTGGCATGGAATAGAGAAGAATTCACTATTTATCTGTTGCGAGTAGGTAGCGTACGGGGCGGTAGCAATGGCGATACAATTACCATTGTTGACCCGGTATCATTTACAGGCGAAGCCGCCGTTGACGGTAAGTACACCATTGTGGGCGGAGACGCAACTACTGGTCTCATGCTTCAGAAGGCTGCTATTACGGCTACCGGAACAACTATGACGAATACATTTGCCGTTATATTCGGAGCTGCGCCTATTGTCGTGTGCTCGTATACGGAAGATCCTGGAGACGTAAGACCTGTATTTGTTACCAGTGTGACGGCTACGAATTTTATATCTACTCATGCAAGCAGCATAAACTACGGATATATCGCAGTTGGAACAAGACCGTAGCGCATAAAGGTACAAAACATGGTTAATAAGTTAGAAGATGATAGCAAAAAGCGCTTGAACAGATCACTCGAAGCGATCGGAAGGCTTCTTTCTAATGATGATTTTCAGTGTTTTGTGGACGATTATTTGGTTGAAGGACTATTTAGAAAACGTGATGCAAATGATGAATTGACGGGTGAGGCTTTGGTACGTGGTCAGGGTGAGGCGAGAGCGTACCGTGAAATAATACAGTTTGTCGATAAGTCGCCATCGACTTGGGTTAGAATTAAAACTCAAGAAGGTATACGACTTAGAGGCAAGGGTTAAACTAACGCCCGTTATGGGCAATAATGAACGCAGACTGAAAACAGCGCAGAGAAACAGACTTAGCATACTTTTATCCGGCGCAATAGGGAACGGCATACCGGATGAGAGCGCAACGAATGTTTTAACGCAAACTGAAAACAGCGCGTAAGGAGAAATGGTTATGGGAACAGTAGTAATACAAGATGGTGCGGCAATACCTGAAGCAGTCAAAAGACAAGCTGAAGAGGATGATCGCAAGGAACAGGCGGAGATAGCGGCTCGGAAAGTGGCAGAAGTAGCAAAGCCACCGGAAGAAATACTACCTCCTGAAGCACCTGTGCCTGCGACTACATTACCACCAGTGGCTCCAGCAGTGGAACCAGTAGGTGTTGGTGGAGACACTAATCAGTTGGTTCAAATGCAGAGGGATTTAGCACTTGAAAGGCAACGTAATCAGACATTGCAGGGACGTATTGATGCTATAGGACCACAATCGGCAGAGTTAGTTCGCGAGTTGCGCGAGCAGAATCAGGCGCTTATGAAACGTCTTGATACTCCGACCGGTCCAGTAGTACCACCGCATTTGGCTCATTTGAATCCTGAAGAGAGAGAAGTGTATGCTAATCAAGAGCTTCCTCCTGAAGTACGAATGGCCCAAGGTGAGATTGAGGCTTCGGCAGCACGTTTTAGGGCTGAAAACGCGGCACTCAAAGAACGTCTCGACCGTATGGAGCAGGGAACGACTACCGATCGTGAGGATGGCAGGGCCATGCTTGTTATGCAGGAAGTTGAGAAGATCTGTCCAGGCGCAATGGCTGTGAACAAAGATCCTGTATTTATTCAATGGTTGAATAATCAGGACCATCGCAGCATAAACGGAGCTTCTTATGGAGACCGTGGTTATGCGGCTATGGAACGAGGGGATTCTTATGCCATTAGTGAATTGATAAATGAATTCCTGGCTACGGGACAGATAACCGACCCCAGGATTACGGCGCAAATAAAACCAGAGTTGACAACAGCGACTCCGGCACTAAAGCAGTCGGTTAAAGAGACGGTATTGTTATCGGAAGCGGAAGCATTTTACAATGATAAGGCACTTGGACGTTGCAAGAATCCAGACGGATCGCCGATGACAAAAGAACAAATAGACTCGGTTGATAAAAGAATAGATCTTGCTATGACAGAAGGAAGGGTTGTTCAGGGTTAATATTTAGCTCTGTATGTGATCACGGTGGTCACGCATCTGACTTCTAGCAGGATACAAAAGGAAAGTAGGTAAGACATGGCAGGCGTATATCCAGCAGCATCAGGTGTGAGAAACATTGGTGATTCGACTATGAAGTATATCCCGACTATTTATAGCGGGAAAATGTTGGTTAAGTTTTATACCAACACTGTATTTGGCGCGATAGCCAATACTGATTACGAAGGTGAGATTAAGGCTCAGGGCGATAAGGTCGAGATTCGGTCTCTTCCAGATATCACCATATCAACGCATCGCAAAGGACAGGCGTTGACGTATGAGCAACCTGAAGCGACTCCAGTATCTCTGGACATCGACCAAGGTAAGAGTTGGGCATTTGCTACGAATATCGTAGATGACGCACAAACCGACATCAAGGACTATGCCTCTAAGTGGGGTGATGTTGCACAAAGACAGATGAAGATAGAAATTGATTCTGATGTTCTTGGTAATATCTATACCGATGCAGACTCAAGTAACTCCGGCACAAGCGCTGGTCTTATTTCTGCCGACATTGAACTCGGTACTGATGGCGGAACTTCTGTTACTCTTGCAAAGACTGATGTGCTTGAGAAGATAGTTGACTGCGGACAGGTGCTCACTGAACAGGATGTACCTGAAGAGGGTAGATGGATGGTTATTCCTGCATGGATGTGCTCACTCATACTGAAATCAGATCTCAAGGACGCTTCCTTGGCTGGTGACGGTACTTCTATTCTTCGTAATGGACGTTTGGGCATGATTGACACGTTTACGCTCTACAAGAGCAATCAGTTGCCTACCAGCACAGATGTTGGGGCTGCAACGTGTTCATTCATCCTGTTCGGGACGAATCATGCGGTAACATTCGCGGCTCAGATCACCGAGAATGAGAACCTGAAGAATCCTAATGCCTTTGGAACATTGTTCCGTGGGTTGCAGGTTTACGGGTATAAGGTTGTGAAGCCTGAAGCCTTGGGTGTTCTCTTCGCGAAGAAGGGTTAATCGGGAAAACTAACGATGCGTGACCGCTAGGGTAAAACCTGGCGGTCGGTATCAAAATATAAATCCTTAAAGGAGGATAGAAAAATGGCAGCAGTAGATACAGGCGTAACAGCACAGCAAGGGGCGGCAGCTTTAGGAGAATCAATTTTTCGTTATCAACGTATTATTGACTTTTCTGTTACAAACCTTACTCATACAGACTGGATCTTGCTTTTTACATTGCCGGCTAAATCGGTAGTAATAGGCGGATCGGCAGATCTTGTACTAACAGGTACAGCGTCTGCAACATT